TTTAACATTTTACCAACCAGATATTTTAACTTTTGGAATAGCAAGTTTTACTTCTCCAAATGATTACCATGCACAAGCAAGAGCAGATATAGAAAGAGATTTAAGAATAAGATGGTTTCCAGTTTACTCAAAAGAAACTTATAGAGATATAGCAATATTAAACACAACTGAAATGGACGGAACATTATTAACTGATGCACAGTTTAAAAGACTAAGTGTATTTAGAGTAATAGGTTTTTATGCTTGTCCACAATTAACTAAATTTAACTCAAATGATAACCCAGATAGATTCCAAGTTATGATGAAACATTATCAACAAATGTATGCTGATGAATTTGAATCTATTTTAAGAGATGGTGTTGAATATGATGCTGATGATTCTAATACAATTATTGATGCAGAAAAAGCGCCATATCATAGATTAAAAGTTATCAGATGAAAATTACAGTTCAAGACAACACCCTTCAAGTTGCCAAGAACTTTGAAAAACAAGTTAGAGAGCAACCTAATATTGTAAAGACTGCATTAGGAAGAACTGCTGAATTTGTTATGGGAATAATTAAGCAGAGAACTGGCAGAGGAATTAGCGCTGATGGTTCTAAGTTTCCACCATATACTCAAGCCTATAAAGAATTTAGATTGAAAGCCGGAAGACAAATACAATATGCTGATTTAAATTTTTCTGGCCAGATGCTATCAAGTATGACACAAAAGTCAGAGCCTAGCTATGCTATTATTTTCTTTGCAAATAAATTCCAAAATATAAAAGCATTAGGCAACCAAAATAAAAGAAGATTCTTTGCAATAGGAGATAAAGAGGCAGCACCTATTACAAATTTATTTATGCAAGAATATAAAAAACTAAGTATAATTAAATGAGCAAACGAGAAGATATAGCAAGTAATATTATTACAACGATTTCAACTGGGACATCTCCTATAACTTTAAAGAAAGTTACTAGAGACCCCTTTAATGTAGATGAGTTATCTGAACAACAATATCCAGCTTGTTTCGTACAATCAGGAAATGAAACTCGTTCAGATGTTACTATTTTATCTCCAAATATTACAAGACAAGCAACAGCAGATTATGTGATTGTTGGATTTGTCAAAGGAACTCCGACAAATATTGACACAAAAAGAAACGAATTAATTACAACGATTGAAACAAGATTGAATTCTGATAGAACACGAGGTGGGTATGCAAAACAAACTCAAGTTGTTGAGGTTTCAACAGACGAGGGCGTTTTATTCCCAGTTGGTGGTATCAGAATGGTAGTGAGAGTAATGTATCAATACATTTCTGGCACACCTTAATATAAACAAACAAGGAGAACAAAAATGGCAACTCATACTGGTTCAGAAGGGTTAATTAAAATTGGCACTACTGTTTTAGGAGAACTAAGAAGCTACACGCTTGAACAAACATCAGATACTATTGAAGACAGTTCAATGGGTGATGCAGTAAGAACTTACAAAGTAGGTTTAAAAGGTAGTTCAGGTTCAGCAAGTGTATATTTTGACGAAGCTGACGCTGGTCAATTATTATGCACAGTTGGTTCATCAATAACTTTAAATTTATTCCCAGAAGGAAATTCTACTGGCGACAAATTCTATGCTGTTGATGCAATCGTAACTGGTTACAATGTAAGTGCATCTTTTGATGGAATGGTAGAAGCAGAAATTACTTTTCAAGGCACTGGCGTAGTAACTGTTGGAACAGCAGGTTAATTAATTAAATAGAAAAGGAAGTATTATGAATACAATAGATAGAGTGAAGGCACATTTTGAAGCAAAAGAAATAAAAAAAATTGAGGTTGCTGAATGGGGCGAGGAAGGCAAACCTTTAATCATTTATGCTCAACCAATGACTCTTGCTGAAACAAGAAACTTATTTAAAGGTGCTAAGAATGACGACTTAGGCGTAATGGTTGATGTTGTCGTTTTAAAAGCAAAAGATTCAGAAGGAAATAAAATATTCAAATTAGATGACAAACTAGTTTTGTTGAATAATGCTGACCCAAGTGTTATAGCTAGGGTATCAAAAGATATTTTAAGTTCAACTTCATACGAGGAAGCTGAAAAAAAGTAAGGCTTGATTCTGAGTTATATACCATACTTGCTCTGGGTCATGAATTAGGAAAAAGTATGGAAGAAGTTTTGTGTTTTACACAAGATGAATTTTATTATTGGTTGGCATATTTTAAAGTAAAGGTAGATAGAGAAAAACTAAGATATGGCAGAACAGCAACTAAACATAAAACTTAATGTCATTGACAATGCTAGTCAGGCTTTTAAATCTGTTAAAGATACAATATTTAATTTACGAACAGCACTTTTGGGTATTGGTGCTGGTAGCGTTGTTAAAAGCATTTTAAATGTTGGCAGCCAAGCACAGCAACTTAGAAATCAATTTTTATTATTAGCCCCATCAATAGAAGAAGGTAAAAAGGCATTTGAAGAATTACAAAAATTTACAGCACAAAGTCCCTTACAATCAGATAGCATAGAAAGAGCATCTGAAATTGTTTTTGCATTTTCTAAAAATAGCAAAGAATTAACAGATAATCTTTTTGCCATTCAGAATGCTGCAATAACTTTAGGCTTAGACATTGAAACAGTTGCAAGAGAATTTTCATCATTATCAAGAACTGGAATAGAAGGTGCAAGAGAATTAAAAAGAAGAAATATAGAATCTTTCTTAGGATTGCAAGAAGGAGTTAAATTATCTTCTCAGGAAATAACAAGAGTATTCTTACAAACATTTGGTAGAGGCGGAACATTTGAATCTGCTTCTGATGCTTTTGCAAATACTTTTGCCGGTGCTACAAATAAATTTAGAAATTCATTAAAGCAAGTTCAAGAATCAATAGCAAAAGCAGGGTTATTAGATTTTTTTACAGATTTAGTTAATGTATTTTCTGATTTATTAAGAAACAATCCTGAAGCATTATCTAAATTCGTTAAAGATTTTACATTAGGATTGATAGAAGGAATCCAAGCATTTGCATCATTTACATCTAGATTAATAGAATTATTAAAAGAACCATTTAATGCTTTAGTAGTATCTATCAAAGGAATTAATGATTTATTAAATCTATTTCCTGATGCAGTTAAAGAAATAGGAATAATAGGATTTTTCTTACTGGGCAAAAAAGGAAAGGCAATAGTTTTAGCCATTCCATTTATTCTTAATACAATCCATGATGCTTTAAGCACTTTAGGGTTAGCAAGTAATGATGTAAAAAAGAGTTATGAAGACCAAAAAGAAAATTTAATTGGCCAATTTGATTTATATAAAGCACTAGAAGAAAAGGCACAGGCAAGAAAAGAAGCTGAAAAGAAAAACGAAGAAAATATATCTAAAGCCAAAAATAGCGTAGCAGAAACAGTTTCTTTATATAAAAAATTATTATCTACTTTAAGTCAATTAAACGATAGCACTTTAAAGCAATTAGATTCAGTAGCAACATTTGCCAATATTGCAAATCAAGGAATTAGTGATTTTTCAAAAAGCATAGCAGAAATTATAGTTCTTGGTAAAAGTTTAAGTGGAACATTTAAAGATTTCTTGCAAAATATTTTAGTTAAAATTCTTGCATCAACAATAGAATATCTTGTTAGATTATATATCATTCAACCTTTATTAGACAGAATCTTAGGAACTGAAAGAGATAGAACCCAAGAACAAACCAAACAAACAACTCAATTATTACAAAATCTTGGAATAAACTATTTAGACTTAGATGTTCATAAACAAAAGATTGAAGCTATGAAAGAACAAAATGGCTTATTACAATCTCAATTAGTATTAGAAAATGGAATAGCTGGTGCTAGAGCAGCGCAAGCACAATATGGCGGTGGTGGTGGCGGTGGGGGTGGCGATTTTTTATCAACAGCATTTAGTATTGGAAAATCTATATTTGGATTTGCAGAAGGCGGAAGCATGAGCGCTGGGCAACCTTATACAGTTGGAGAAAGAGGTAGAGAATTATTTATTCCTGAAACTAATGGAACATTGATTCCTAATCATGACATGATGGGTGGAACAAATATTAATTTCACAATTAATGCAACTGATGTTAAAGGTGTAAAAGAATTGTTATTAAATAATAGAGCAACAATTACAAACATAGTTAATCAGGCATTAAACGCTAAAGGAAAGTCTAATTTAATATGAGTGGCACATTCCCATCAACACCAACTCCTAGAGATGTAGTTATTCGCTCTCAACAAAATACTATTGTATCAACTACTGCATCAGGCAGAAGACAAGCAAGACAAATTGATGGTCAAAGATTTGCATTAACATTAAGATTCCCAGTTATGAGTAGAACAGAATTTGCACCTATATTAGCCTTCATAATGAAACAAAGAAGTCAATTAGAATCATTTACTTATACTCCTGCAACTATGGAAGATACTAGAGGTTCTGCTGCTACTGTTATTTCAGTTAATGGCGCTCATTCTGCTGGAGATACCACTATTGATGTAGATGGAATGGGAAATAATTTAACTGGAGTTTTAAAAGCTGGAGATTTTATTAGATTTACTGGTCAGACTAAAGTTTATATGGTTGTAGAAGATTTAAATTCTAATGGCTCTGGCGCAGGAACAATTACTATTGAACCACCATTAAGAAGCAGTCTTGCAGATAATACAGTTTTAATTTATAACAATGTTGATTTCACAGTAGGATTAACAAGCGATATTCAAGAATTTAATATTGGAACATCTTTATATTATCAATACGAAGTTGATTTAGTTGAGGTATTATAATGACAAGAAGTTTAAATGCTTCATTAATATCAGAATTAGCAACAAATAAACTTAATCCAGTAGAATTAGTTTATCTTGGAGTATCAACTGGAACTTATTACACCGACCATTATAAAAATATTTCTTATGATGGAAATACTTATGTATCTTCATCTTTATTTCTTGGTGCTTCTGAAGCCAATGAAAGTTCTGAAATAGGAGTTAATAATTTAGTTCTTAAATTTTCTGGCGCTGACCAAACAATCATATCTTTATTTCTTAACAATGATTATATGGACAAAAGAGCTTGGGTATATAGAGGCTTCTTAGATGAGAACCAAGCATTAGTTAATTATCCATTTCTTTTATTTGATGGAAGAATAGAAAATTTTAATGTTGAAGAAGATGATAATAGTTCAACTGTATCAATAAGCGTTGCTTCTCATTGGGCAGATTTTGAAAAACAAAAAGGAAGAAAAACAAATACTGGTTCGCAAAAATTAC